TAATTAAAGCATTTAATGCTTGTGATTGCATTCCACTATCACCAAGCGATTTGCCAGAAGATGATTTATTTAATGCAGAATATCCTTTACCAAATATTTTTTGACCAATAGCAGAAGTTATGCCTGATCCACCAAACAGAATGTTTCTTGGATCAAGACGTTCCTTTGACCGCTTAAACATAGTAGAACCCAAAGAGGATAAAACTCCTTTGCTCTTTAGTTCTTGTTTATAAACATCCGTAAAAGTTGCCATTTTTTATCTTTTCTTATTCTGCATTTGCTGTTTTATTTTTTCATTTTCTTCTTCAATATATCGCATCAACATAGTAACATATAAACTCTTTTCCCAAGGTACCAAAGATTCTATGTCACTTAAGGAATATTTATGATGTTGCATCAAAGCAAAGTTTGTCTGGTAATGATTGGTTAGACTATCATGCCTAAAAGTTACACGAAAAAACTTTGTACTCCCTCCAACACCACTTCTTCCTGATACTCACACTTATTGCATTTGAAGTTGAGTGTCTTTTTCATTTTAGGAATAGTTTCAAAGAAATCCTGTATTTTTTGGAATTGGTCTCTAGTCAAACTATCCACAAAATCTATTAATTCTGTTTCGGAAACATCTTTAGCATAATATAAAGTTTCTTCATCGTAGATGTAATCTATACAGTTGGTGACCATTTTTTGTATGGCTTCTGTTTCAGACTGCGTATCCATTTTTTCCATGGTTTTGAAATCTGGATATTTCATAACAACACCAAGTTTTGGAGTTAGTTGAATTTTTTGTGAATGATTTTCATTCTCCTCAGGTTCAACTTCCAGTGCATTGAAACTCAATTTAATGATGTTGTTGCACTTCTTTTCGTTTCCTTCATCATCTTTAACATCGTTATTGCATTTGTATTGTAAATCAATTATCTCACCAATAGACCTCGCTCTCAGTTGCAAGAACATATATTCCAAGTCTAATATGGGCAAATCATCAACATTGATATTTTCCACACAACAGTTGGTAACAATCTGCTTAATTGCTAAAAGAATGGATTTTTCATCCTCAGATTCCATAGCCATCAACAGAATCTTTTCTTCTTTAACCAAGAATGGTCTAATCTTTACTTTCTTTTTTAACAATGGTAAAGTAATTTCATATAAAGGCACATCAATTTTAGGTAACATATAATCTCCAAATAATTAAAATATTCTTCTCACAGCTTCAGCCGTTCCTCTAATTTGTGATTGTAGAATTTGAGAAACTGGCACTCCTGCAACGGAAGAACCAAGAAGTGCAGCCGCAGCCGCACCAAGGTCATAGTCGCCTTCATAAATTGTTTTAAATTTTTGATAAGCAAAATTGACAGTCAATCTATGAAAGCCATCATCCGACCAAGCTAATGGTTGCGCTGAGATTCCAATAGGAAAAGCATCAAATAATTCTACAGCATAAATCTGTTTAATGAAATCATCATACTGAACAATCTTAATGTTTGTCATGTAGTATGTTTCTTTGCCCTTAGGAAATCTAGCATTGTTTGTGTCGTTAGGTACGATTGCTTCTAGCCAACGGTCAAATAGCTTTCTCTCATAGAATTCGTTTGTGCAAATCCAAGTCAATTGTATTCCGTCATCATATTGTGCTTTGTATGGAACTTTGAAACTTGGACCATAAATTTCAACATCACTAGTTTGTAGAGTTTTTCCAGGCAATGACGCACTTTCACATTGAAGTGCTAGATATCTGGAAATAGATGAATTGTAAGAACGGGTTTGTTCTCCGCCAAGTACTCTTGCGGTAACATCAGAGAAAATTGAGTTCGGTAGATTTAAGATTTGCTCAAGCAAACCATTCTCAACAAACTTGCTAATGTATTGTGGTATTGGTAATATAACTTGGAAACGACTTGGACGGGCTAAGCCTTCTTTAGCCTTTATGTTGGCTAAAAATAATTGGGGTAAAAATGACATTAGAATTTTTTCCTAGAATCGGCCCAGACTTTGTTCTTTGTTGCCTTTTCAAATTGTTCAACCGGCAATAGGGCGGCAATGTCCCATTCATCAGCTGGAATTTCAACAAATCTAGATTGCACATGAGAACCTAGATATCGCTTAATGCAAGGTGTCGCCTCATACGCTTTTGAGAATGCAGCCAGCATTTGATAATTTAATCTTAGCTTGGTTTGTGCATCAAAGCGATTATCGGTGGCATGTTCGCTCAATTTATCCAAAAGAATGATACGTTGCTTTGGGTGAATGTAATGTAAATTCAGCCCTAGAAAACCGTCTGGGTATAGTTGTATTGGTAAAACCAATGGGAACTTGTCGTAATATGGCAACTTATCCTTCGTTTTCGGATCATAATAAAAATAGTACATGTGACCAATAAAATGTGAGATTGTCTGTCTCTCACGGTCTTGCATTAATTTCTGAGGCGTTGGTTTTAAATCACCAACTTTGGAACGCAACCAATCACGGGCTTGTCTACTACGAGCCGTATAACCAGTCTTTTGCAACTGCTGATTGATTCTGTCCATTAAGTAAGCCATAAATGTATTTATTACGGTTTAAATGCCTAAATCTTTTTCCGTAACTATTTTAAATTGCCAGCCGTGGGCATGACAGAATTCATCGGCTGCTTTCCACTTCATTTGATTGACAACATATGTAATGGATTCTCTTAGAAAATTCTTTGTCTTACGCTTTTGTGTTGGTTTTTTGGTCTGTGCTTCTGGTTTTACCTCAACTACATAAGTCATAATGGTATCATCTTTTCTTTTGACTTTGATGATGAAATCTGGAAAGTAACGATGCATTCGTTTGTCAACTGGACTGTAGTAAGGAATAGCCAATTCTTCCGATGACCACCAGATGATGTTCGGATTATCGTCAAACCACTTCATACAACGCAATTCCCAGGATGACCTATAGATTATGTTATCTGGATTGCCGTTATATTTTTTCGGGTTTTGTGGGGTAAACTTACCTTTGTAAGAATTAGTTCCATAAGACATATAAATATGTAGTAAAACTTCAGGATCAACATGGCACTTTTCACCTTATCCGACATAACTTATAAAGAGCAAGCCGCTAGAACAATCGGACCTTTGCCTAGAGAAGCATTTGGCCAAAATATATTGAGATATCCTATTGATATTGGATCGGTAGACAAAGGGCATTATATGGTTATTCATATCAATGTTCAGGATAAAACTGAGTATCCAGCAAATTTTGCTAGTGATCCTCGTTCAAATATACAACGCAATAGAGAAGGTCTTTTTGGTCAAACAAATTCAACGAATGCTGGTGGTACACTTAATTCTGTTGTTGGTGCAGTAAAAACAATTGGAGAAGAAGCCGGCAAACTCGCACAAGATGTGGCGGGTGGTGAAGTGGGCAAGAAACTAGTTAATGTTGTTACGACTGCTGCCAACGAAACATTGACTTTCGTACAAAAAGGTCTTTCTTCATTTGGTGTTAATGTTTCGGATGGAGTTAACATTCTTAAAGGTGCAACTCAAGGCGCTGGCGAAAGTTTGGGCTCTCTAAATGCGGTTAATTTTTTGAGAACAACAAAAAGAACTACCGATAGTATCGCATTGTATATGCCGAATACTTTAAATTTTACTCACACACAAGGATATTCTGATTTAGATTTAGGTTCAGAAACGGCAGCTTTGTTAGGAGCTGTTGGAAAAGTTGGCTTAGAGGGCGGTGTAGATCCAACACAGAAAGGAAGAAATTTATCTCCCTTTGTTCTGCAAAAACTTGCATCAGGACTTTTAGCTAATAGATTAATAGATTCACCAAAAGCGGCTACAGCCGCATTTGTTGGTGCTACAGGACTAACGCAAAATCCACAATTAGAATTAATTTATACAACTCCAAGTTTTAGAGATTTTAGATTTTCTTTTATGTTTTATCCAAGAAGCGAGCAAGAAGCACTTGAGATACAAAAATTAATTAAACGATTAAAATTTCATCAAGCACCAGAAGTTAAAACGGGAACTGCTGGATTTTTTTTAGTTCCTCCTTCAGAATTTGATATTGAATTCTACTATAATGGTCAAATCAATCCAAATATACCAACAATTTCAACTTGCGTTTTAATGTCAATAGATATGGATTATGCACCAAATGGATTTCATACTTTTGAAACACCAGGCGATAACTCTCCGCAACTGGGCGCAACTGGTATGCCAACTGCAATTAGAATGGATTTAACATTCAAAGAAACCGAAATTATGACAAAATTTAATTTTCAAGACGAAGCTGGCTTAATCACAAAACAAAGACAATTTGAAAAAGATAGATCCTTCTAAATGGCAAAATACTTTAGATACTTTCCAAAAACCGTCTATAATTTAGAGGGTTCAAATTCTCTTGACACAGTTACAAATTTAACTGCTAGTTTTTCGTTTGATGAAAGTCTCACGGAAAATTCTATCGCATACTATCAGTACACCGTGCCCGATGGTGAAACACCAGAAATTGTAGCCAATAAATTTTATGGTGGACCAGAAAAACACTGGATCATTTTGAAGATGAATAACATCTTTGATGTTAAGACAGATTGGCCAATTGAGCAAAGAATTTTGAATGAAGTTATCAGGTCAAAGTATGCCGACAGTTGGATAACAGAGACTTTTGAAATGACGGATGAAGAAGGTAATCTTTTTGTTACTGAATCAATTTCTACGATTACATCATTGAATGTTGTTAACGATGGTTCAGGATATGCTAACGGAAACATTATTCAAGTTCAAGGCGGAACAGTATTTGGTGCCAAAGCAAATGCAACAGTAACTACCGATGGAACAGGTAATGTTATTTCATTGAGTATCGCTACAGCAAATGTTGGTTCTTATCTAATTCTACCATCCGGCACAGTTGCTACATCAAATATCACTGGAGCAGGCACAGGATTGACAGTTTCTGTCAGCGCATCGGTAACTAATGATGAGCAATTAATTTTTGAAACTGGCAGAGAAAGAGATGGATTAGAATGGGCCATACTCAACAATCATTCTTTCTATAAAATTGAGACAAGATTATTTCCCGTTACTGGAGAAAAAACGGTAGACAAGATACAAATAACAGAAGAAGACTACAATAATCTTGTGGAAGAAAGTGCAAACTATACTTTATCGGATGGAAACACTCTAACTGTATCAATCACAAAAACTAGAATGTCTTTCTACGATTATGAAGTTGAGCAAAATGACGCTAAAAGAGATATAAAAATTCTTAAGAGTGAATATGTTGCTGTAGTGGATCAAGAATTTGTTGGGGTAATTAGTAATGTCTGATGTAAGCATTTTACAATCAACACAATATACTGTTAAAAAAGATGGTCTATCATTAGTA